TGTACGGACGGATAACTACCCTTTACCCCTTGCGAGGTGGCTATTTATTTTAACAGTTATAAATATTAAATGAAAATAAAGTTAAACTATGTACACTTTTGTATTGACACTTATGTCTAGTGTGGTATTATTACTTCAACAACGCAGCAACTAACGGGAAATATAAAATGAGAAAGATTATTCAATCAGTTAAGAGCTACCTAACTCTTAAACTCCATTACCGATGCTTTCGCGATGTTGTTAGTGGTAATTATGTAAGTATGTATATTGACTGTTATGGGGATTTATACATGAAAGATGATAGATGGTCTTTTTTTAGCGTACCTAAAAGGAGTGCATAAATGAAACTTAAACAATACATAGAACAGCAGCACAACGGCAACCAAGCAGCACTGGCGCGAGAACTTAACACTAACGAGAAGCAGGTAGGTAGGTGGCTTAAAATGGATTGTATGGTGATTAATGGCGAGATATGGCGCAGAGTGCAGAAGCATAAAGACAGTGTGCTCGCAACTATCGCGGCATTAAAATAAAGGAGCTAAGCAATGACAACAATAGTATATGACCATAAAAACAAACAAATAGCATGCGATAGTCGCAGAACAACTGGTGAAACAATAATTAATAGTGAAGCTATCAAGTATAAATTAGTAGGTGACAAGCTTTGGTTTATGTCTGGCAGACCCGGGGATGCCGATACATTTATACAGCATTACAACCCACTCCAATCTGCAAATGAAAATATGGACGTTTCGGGTATATTTGTAATACTCGAAGGAGACTGTGCAGGTGGAGTTTACATGGCGATAAAGGATGAATATAACATTTATGCCGAGTGCATAGTCGACCATAATTATGCTCAAGGCTCTGGTGATCAATGGGCGCTAGCCGCACTAGACTTTGGCGACTCAGCAAGAGAGGCGGTTGAATACGCTATGACTAAAGATGTATATAGCGGCGGCAAGGTTCACGTTTACGACATAGAAAAAGCTGAATTCCTATGATTAATGAATTGGAAAAATACAATCTTGATTTAGGTTTAGCTAAAATAGCACTAGAGCAAAGATTAGCCTTATTAGCTAGTTGTGAAATAGCCTTAGAGCGAGAGCAAAATAAACATTATTAAAGTAGAGGTGAGTATGAGTGATTGGAAAGTGGGAGAGGTAGCAATGATTGAAGATATAACGGATATTTGTACGGTAGTCGAAAAAAATACAGAGCATCTTGACGATAGGCGTACCGTGAGCCGTATAAATGTAATAATGAAGGGTAACCTACATACAATCAGCACCCACATCGGAGGGCTTGTTATTGTAGACGGGGTCACTTATGCATATATGGGCATGACGAACTGGGTGTACAATTTGACTGAAATATATGCAGCTGACGTATAGATGAGTTGGAAAAATACAACCTTGATTTAGGTTTGGCTAAAATAGCACTAGAGCACTTAGATCGAGAGTGCAGAAACATAAGGGAAGTGTGTGATGGGTATTAGAGGTTTATTGGTTTTATTTGGTTTGACTGTTGTTTTTGTGTTGCTAACGTTACTTATTGATCGCAGCGACTTACCTGTTTACATAGCATCTCCGTTAGCAATTGCACTTTGCTTAGTTATTGGTGTTGGAGGGGGTAAGTATGTCAAATAACACAGAGAAACTATTAAGGGCTTTTATCGAGACTGGCGGTTAGGCTTTTAAGGGGTAAGTGATGAAAACTAAAGAGGAAATAAATATGGCGATCAAACATCAAAGTACCATTATTTCAACCCGGTTCGTAAGGACTGAGAAGTTTACCAGTAAGGGTGAATTTAGTAGGTATGGTAAGTTTAAAGACGTGGCTATAAGTACATTATCTTGTGGCCACGCAAAGAGACTGTCTGAAATAAAAGTAAAGGATGATGGTTTTTGTTTTTGTTTTGACTGTAAGTATGAGGATGGTAAGTAACCACATAAAAAGGCTCCATATAGGAGCCTTTTTATTTCACAGCTAAATTAGATAGCCGCTAATTTACTTGGTTGTCTGCTGAATGATTATAGATGATTGACCAACACCACCCTGACCAGTACCCTCAATAGTTTGAGTTACGCTAGATGCACCAGACACTTCCGCAGTAGCAGAAGATAAAAATGCACGTGGGAATGTAACCGACATAGTCCCGTACTTGTTTGACATTATCGAAATAATCTCAGAGTCCGCGCCTGCTGCGAATTTCTCAAGGCTTTCAGTGCTGCACATCATGGCAGCTAGTGAGAATGTATTGGTTGCTCGTCCTTTTTCGATAAATGACGTTTCAGTATCGTTTAAAAAGAATTGGGCGCTAGATTCATTATCATTAGTTACCGTTACGCCTGACACGAACGCAGATAATACGCCATCTGTAACAACTCTAGCATTAACACCATTAAATGGCTTCGTTGCTATCTCGGCTTTAAACGTTGAACCCACTGGTAGTGTGTCAGGGAAGCTCATCCCTCTACCAATAAACGGGAATGATCCCGCTACATTTGAGTTAACAGTTGCATCATAATTAAAGCCAGAGAATTCAACACCCCTTGCAAGTTGATATTGCTCAACCGCCCCACAAGTACCCTTAAATACAGTTAGTATAGAATAGGTTTTACATTCTGAGCCGATAACTATTTGTCTACCTGTTTCCACGTCAGTAGTTGCCGTCTCTACTGTTAAATCGTGGATTATATACGCACCAGTAAGAACCGTAGCCGTGACGCTTGTAATTATAAAGCCAGCAGCGTTACCGTCAGTAAGTGTTGTAAATGCAGTTAATTCACCAATAGTAAATCCATCTACAATAAAGTCGCCTGCTGTTCGTGTATATGTTTTCAATACTGGATCAACAGTTATCTCAATACCTGTATCGGCGTAACCTGCCTGCCAAGTCGAGGACATGGCGCCCTCAATAAAATCATCATGGATAAGTGGTGCAAATTCAACGCTGTATTCGCCATTTACCTGTTGATTTCCGCTTGTTACGTCTGTTATTTCGCGCGTACCGTCAAGCACTTCACTCTGAAATGAGTCCTTTATTAATGCAGGTAATCCGCCAGTGTAAACAACGCGACTAAACGCAGGTGTTTCTGGGGTTACTCCTGCTGTCACTTCTTTAACGTACCACTGTTCTGTAACCAATCCTGAAAATGGATTTCCGATAGCCATAATGTATTTCCTATTTTAAAGTTATTACCACATTATAACCGTGGTGTGTATGTATTCCAATTAATTGTCATGTTGCCCGTGACCCAACCATTACTAACGCCTGCTATATTAAAATCATTAGATGTTATGCAAAGGCACACCCCCTCAAAGTCAAAGCAAGCACCTGTTTTAAATACTGCATTTAATAAATCAGCCATTTCGTTTAAGTTAGTTACCCCTGTATGCGATGGGTAATTGACATCTATCTGGTAAAATCCCTGTCTAAACTCATTCACAGAAAGATCGGCCTCTTCTGTTGGTGCCATTCTAATAAAGCTAGACAGGTAAGGCGTGTCGGTACTTGTTGGGCAATCGATATTCTCAACACATGCTTTAATTGAATTGTCAGCGCTGAATAACCTGTACGGCTTATCAAGTGCCTTTGTAATATTCTCAAATATATTCATTTTGGTAAGTACTTCCTTGCTTCTTCATTTAGTAATCGATTAAACCTCATGACATTAATTTTAACCATACCTGCAGGTGCTTGCTTTGAGTACCCACCCGTTGTTTTCGGTCCATCGCCATAACCGCCAAATTCTAGCTTTTCAATGTAGGGCAAATTATTTGTTAATGTAAATGTTGAAAAGTCTTTTATTGATTTAACCTTGCTATTAACTTGGTTGATTGCATTTGAGCCACTTAAATCTGCAGCGCTATTATTTATTTTCTTGCTTGGCTCTTGCCCTGCAGTGAACCAGTTGCCTCTTGCTCTACCTTCATCAACTGGCGTACTTTGTATTATTGCACTGAATAATTTAATGGTTGTACCTCGCACCGCCTGCTCCGCACCATCTTCAAATGAATCAGCGAATTTTTGAATATCTAATGCGAAGTCAGCCATGTTAATTCCAGCCAAGCACTTTGTTGCCTTCCATGTCATTCATAACAAAATTACTAGGGTATTTATATGATTCAACAAAACCACCTTCATTGCACTCAGCACGATCGAATCCATCATGTCGCTTAGGGTAAACCGTCAATCTTTTTAGTATCACATTAACTGATACTATTCCGTTAACGGTAACGCCATCAACATATGACTTTACGTGTGCAGCATTTACACCCATACCCCATAAAGACTCCGTGTTAATTTCGCAAGCGTCACAGTCAGCCAGTTCTTTAAGCTGAACCTGTAACTCTTTCGGTAATTCATCACGGTACTTATCAAGAAGATCAATCATAGTCTGAACTTTATCCATACCAATCGCATCAACTTCTATTTTTTCTGTTAATTTAGCCATTATATATATAAACCCCAATCTTCTTCGTTCATAATATTAACGCCTTATCTGTATTGCGTAGGCGATTGTTAACGGTTTACCAGTAAAGGCAAATGGCACTATTGAAACTATTGAATGCTCAGCACCATCTAGTATAACCTTATCCTGCGCTAATGGCTCAGTAGCCATAGTAACCGTTAATTTAATATCACCGCTTTGTATCGTAGTTCCGTCTACCAACCCCTGAGAATACGGAACAGCAACGCCTGTTAAATCAATTGTAGCCCCAGGTGTAATTACATCTTCAACTAAAATCGGGTCCCATACTGCGGCACTATTGCGCTTAAGTTGAATTTTATCGTCAACGGATCGCTCGTCAAATTCACCAAGTAAATCAGTAGCAACTTGTGCCATTTCAGCAGCAAAACTCACTTTACACTCTCACTGTACGGATTGATAATGAACTACCAACACACAATAAACTACTTAACATATCGATAGCCTCTGTAATTTCTATTGAGCTGCCTGTTTTTTGATTGTCAAAGTATGAAACTTTTACAGCTCCCACAACCTCTTTAGATGCAACACCAAGCCCATCATTATTAGCGCGAACAGCAACACCGGCAGCGTAATGACTAGCCGCTATAACTTGAGCGTATTGAACTTCTAACGGTATTTCATCTGATGGTATGCCGATTTGATTATAACCAGAACATTTACAAGCATCTACGCAAGGCCATACAAGCGACTGAGTATCTTTTAATCTGTGGCCGTTGAATGAGCTTTCAAATAAGTCTACATATACCGCGCCTTTTCTTAATGACACCTCTGCATCAGTGTTGTCATCAGGCAATGTATATCCGTAATTTTCGGCGTATGTACGCGCATCATCTAGCGAGATATAAGAGTCCGCATTTGATAAGCCTGTCCCATCTGAAACTATTAGTGGCATTTTGGTAAATTCCAGTTAAAAAAATAGAGCTTGTAATAAGCTCTATTTTAGCACAATTTAAGCTTTAGTCACCTTTAGCTTTTTTGTACTGATTTTCTTGCTAAGGCGTTGCACTCTGCAAGTGTCGCATTCTTTGTTGGCTCAACAGTTTTCAGCGTGGCTTTTAGTGATGCAATACTATTCTCAAGTTTTTTAATCTCCTTGAAAACAGCTACGTTATGCGCTTTGTTCGTTAATTTCTTTTCTTCAATTGCCATTTTAAGGCTCCAAATTAAAAGCGGGTTTTTACACCCGCTTATTACTACCCGTTTGTTTGGATAAAGGCAAGCGGTACGTTTTTACGTTCCCATACGCGATCCCAGTTAGCATCATCCGCAAGCTCCGCCAGTGTAGCTGACTGACCTGAAACCGAAGCACTTGTAAAGCTAAAGCCTAATGGATGGATGATATCAGCACGACGAGAGAATATCGTATCTTGACCGCCACCATTACCACCTGAAGGGGTTCTATCCTTCTCAGATGGGGTTTGTACGCGACCTTCGCCCGTTATCCAAGCACCCGCACCAAATAAAACAGAGGTGTAAGTGATTCGATTAGTACCCGAAACAGCAGGTAACGAATCATCTAATACAACGCGCATATTATTATAAACTTGGAATAGCGTGTTGTTATCAGCATCTCGAATGTCAACGATTAACTGTTGCTTCTCAAGTGTAGCGTGGATAACTGAGTGCATAGCAATAGCAG